CCCGTATATGAGTCATTCAATGGTAAAAAGACGGGTAACACTATACTACATAAGAATTGTTCCTTCTGCTCGTATAAGAAGTCCTGTTGGCCTAGTATGATTACACTACCCGCCATCTATTCTAAGGCTAAGAACCCTAAGATGGTTGATTACACAAACATTGTTGAAAGGGAGGGGGTATAAGATGTCTTTTAGAGGATTCGCAAAAGGGTATCTTAACACGGATGGTTCTTCTATCCGTGAGGATTTACTAGGTGGCTTGCACGTTGATCCTTCTACGATAACAGAAGAGGTACTACAAGTTCGTTTTCAGCACCGCATTGCAGGATTTACGGGTGTCTTTGGTGCCAACAAAGACGCAGAGGGGAAGGGTGACGCCTTCCGTTTTGCTATGGATTATATAGAGGAATACGGCGCACTACCACGAGCACCTAGTGTTGTAGAGGTGATGTACCGATGAACAAATGCACTGATGCTACCCGTTCCAGTTGGAGCGCATTTTAAACCATGAGGTATTCCCTGTCGGCAGTAGCTAGAAAGAATGGGTATAGATCTGGGTTAGAACATTCAACCGCTGAGTATTTGAAGGCTGCTAACGTGGTCTTCCTCTACGAAAGCATGAAGATAGAGTGGGAAGATCTAGCATACCGTACCTATACCCCGGACTTTATATTACCAAACGGTATAATTGTAGAGACAAAAGGTCTTTTTACTGCTGCCGACAGGCGAAAACATCGTTGCATTAAAAAGCAACATCCTTTGCTGGACATACGCTTTATCTTTGCTAATAGCAAAAGTAAGATACGTAAGGGTGCCAAGAGTAGCTACGGTGACTGGTGCTACAGATACGGGTTCTCCTATGCAACTAAAACCATACCAGAAACATGGCTAGCGGAGAAAGGAAAGAACAAGCACCCCAAGTTTGTATCCTTCAGTAAAAAGAAGAGGAGTAAATATGCCAGAGACACTGGAACATAATCCTGAAGATTACCACATACGCTTACGCCCTGGCTTGAATGCAGACAATTCTTGGGACGGTACTGTATCCATAGATATCTTATGGGACTCAACTAATCCTTTACCCGTGGATGACTTTCACCAAATGATGCATTTAACACATCTAGTATGTTCGTCAGCGCCTGTCATGGAAAGCGAGGAGGAAGTTGCACACCTACTGGGGGAGTACGCTGACATGTTATACAATAGTAAATCAGAAGAAGTTAGTGATCCGCCAGCTAAAGTAGTGGGTACAGACGGCAATGTAATTAAAGTTAATTTTAATACTTCCCTTGAGGTGCCCGATGGATAACGCTACCAATAATGAAATGGTGGAAAAACCTCCACACTACAACAAGGAAGGGATAGAATGTATCACTGCCATTAAAGCTGCTACAGGTGACGGGTTTGAGTACTATCTGCAGGGAAATATTTTAAAGTACATCTGGAGATACAAGTATAAAGGGAAGCCAAAAGAAGATCTAGAGAAGGCTGCATGGTATCTAAAAAGGTTGATTGAATGTCAAGAGTGAAGTATACTTGCCTTATCACAATAGACATTGATGATCAAGAGTACCCTGTACCTGTAGATGGGGACTTAGATACCGACCTGCACGAGATTATAACAGATGTGATGCATGAATTTGACGGGATCTATCTGACAGCGCTACGAATTACTAAGAGGGGAAGACTCAATGGATAACTACTTACCTACAGATTATCAAAAGTTTATTGCACTATCTCGGTATGCGCGGTGGCGGGACGACGACTCCCGCCGTGAAACGTGGGCTGAGACGGTGTCTAGGTATACAAGCTACCTAACTAAACATGCCAAAGATAATCACGGGTATACAGTACCCGCATCACTAGCTAAAGAAATTGAAAACTCCATTCTTAGCTTAAAGGTTATGCCTAGTATGCGAGCGTTAATGACAGCGGGTAAACCTCTAGATAACTGTAACGTAGGTAGTTACAACTGCTCATACCTTCCTGTAGACAACCCGCGTTCCTTCGATGAATGTATGTACATTCTTATGTGTGGTACCGGTGTCGGCTTCAGTGTTGAGAGTATGTACGTAAGTAAGCTACCTATGGTCAATGAAAACATGGGAGAGTCAGATACCACGATTAAAGTGGGAGACTCCAAAGAGGGCTGGGCCAAGTCTCTGCGAGAACTTATTGCAATGCTGTACGCAGGGCAAATTCCTTCGTGGGATATGTCAGGTGTGCGGGAGGCAGGTGCACGTCTAAAGACATTTGGTGGCAGAGCATCCGGCCCTGAGCCACTGGAAGAACTATTCTTGTTTTGCATTGAGAAGTTTAAAGGTGCTATTGGTAGGCGTCTAGATCCCCTTGAGTGCCATGACATTATGTGTAAGATCGGTGAAGTTGTAGTTGTTGGAGGGGTGCGTAGGAGTGCCCTAATTAGCCTATCCGATTTAGGTGATGATCAAATGCGTCACGCTAAGTCGGGGCAATGGTGGGAGAATGAGGGGCAGCGACACCTAGCGAACAACAGCGTATCTTATGATAGTAAACCTGACATGGGAACTTTCATGCGTGAGTGGTTGTCCCTATACGAAAGTCAATCCGGGGAGCGTGGCATCTTCAACCGGCAGTCTGCTAAGAAACAGGCAGGTAAAAATGGACGCAGGGATACAGACTTTATGTTTGGTTGCAACCCGTGTAGCGAGATTATCCTACGTCCTTACCAGTTCTGTAATCTTTCAGAGGTTGTAGCTAGATCCGATGACACCTTAGAGAGTTTAAAGACCAAGGTGTACATCGCTACTGTGTTAGGTACGCTGCAGTCAACCCTGACTAACTTCCGCTATCTTCGTAAGATATGGAAGCAGAATACCGATGAAGAGAGACTACTAGGGGTATCTCTAACTGGCATCATGGATTGCCCTCTTTTATACGAGCATGACGGTCTAGAAGAAGTCCTAGAAACTCTACGTATGGTGGCTGTTCAAACCAATGCTGCTATAGCTAAGAAGCTAAACATTCCCGCATCTGCTGCGATAACTTGCGTCAAACCTTCAGGAACTGTATCACAATTAGTAGACAGCGCTAGTGGTATCCATGCTAGGCATAGTAAGTACTATGTACGTACTGTTAGAGCTGATAATAAAGATCCAATGACACGCTTCATGAAAGATAAAGGAGTCCCTCACGAACCAGACTTTGTAAAACCAGCGGAGACTACAGTGTTTAGCTTTCCTATGATAAGCCCCCATAACGCTATCACCAGAGAACACACCTCCGCTATCGAAGATCTTAAATTGTGGCTAGCGTATCAAAACTTTTGGTGTGAGCACAAACCTTCAGTAACGATCTCAGTTAAGAAAGATGAGTGGCTGGATGTTGGTGCTTGGGTGTACGAACACTTTGATGATATCTCAGGCATAAGTTTCCTACCCTTTAGTGAACACTCGTATAAGCAAGCTCCTTACCAGGAGTGTGATGAGGATACAATAACCAATCTTAAGGAAAAGATGCCTGACAGGGTTGATTGGACAGAGCTTACGCAGTACGAAGCAGAAGATACTACATCCGGTGGTAGGGATTTAGCGTGTGCTGCTGGCGTTTGTGAAGTTGTTGATCTTACATAAAGGAGGTACCATTCATGGCTAAGATAGAGGTGGGACTTGTTGTAGAAGGTGCATTGCAGGGTCACAATAACTGTGATGATGTTGAATTTATATTTGAAGTAGTAACAGAACATCCTGCTGACATTGAGAAGGCAGTGGGAGACGCTATGGAGGCAGCGCGGGATGCTTGGCCTTCTGCAGATGACTACTACGTAGATTACGTAAAGGAGTATCACAGTGTCCATTAAGTACAAGCCAGCCCCAATGCGTAAGGAAGAGTTTGAAGCCTTGCAGACATTGGTATTGTATAACTGGGGAGATGAACTACAACACTGGAAAGAGAATGGGGAACCAGAAGAAGGTCATGTGTACGGCAGCTTGCATCTACTGCAGGACTATGTAAACAGGTGTAGCGGTGAGCAGCAAGAGGTGACGTAATGTTAGATCCTAGTACAGAGGGCAAGGTATGTACTCGCTGTAAGGAGTGGAAACTTTTTTACATGTTTGGTGCAAGAAGAGAGTCTATTGACAAACATAAAAATTGGTGTAAAGAATGTAACGCCCAACATTCAAGGGATTATAATGCTACCTACCGCACCTCGCCTAGAGGTAAAGAAACAAAAGCACTATGGAATGCGCAAAACTGGGAAAGGCGGCGTGTTAAGGATGCTAAAAACAGAGCAAGGTCTCTAAAAATACCATTTAACCTAACAACGGAGTACATTAAAAGTATTACACCTTCTGATATGATATGTCCTGCACTGGGAATACAAATGAAAGTAGGAGGAGACTTTAAAAATTCTATGATTAGAGCCCCTAGCTTGGATCGATTAATCCCAGAACTTGGCTACGTTAAAGGTAATATAGCAGTTGTATCAACTAGAGCAAACACGTTAAAAAGGGATGCAACCCCGGAAGAACTTATGAAAGTTGCAAAGTTTTACGCGAAGGTTTTTGAAGAGAAAAATCCTAGACAATTAGCCCTGGACCTATAGATATGAAAATAGATACTCAACTACATTTATTTGAGGAGATAGAAAATGGGGATCTGGGGGCAGGGCAAGGTAAGGTATGTAGTAAATGTGAAGAGTACCTCCCACTGTCCTCATTCTCTATGACATCTGGAGGTAACTACCTCCGTCCTGAATGTAAAAAGTGCAACAGATATTTGCACAATGTAAGACAGAGGTTACGTAAAGAGCATGGTATGCCACACGAAGGTTACATATGTCCTATATGTAATAAGGATGCAGAGCAGGGCAAAGGCAAAGGGAATACCAAGAATGGGCCATGGGTACTGGACCACTGTCACGATACTGAGACTTTTAGAGGATGGCTCTGTCACAAATGCAACAGGGCATTAGGGGGCTTCGATGATTGTGGTGAGATTTTAAATCGTGCAATAACATATCTTGCGGTGGTAAAATGAAAGTAGAACTAGTAGACTCAATGGGTACCGACCTTACTGTAGTAAATGCAGCTAGGGTAAGTTTTAATAAGGAGTCTGAATATAAACTCAACGAAATGGGGGAGCAGTTAGAGGATAAAGATATTAGGCTGATTAAATACCTAGCTGCTCACGATCACTTCACACCCTTTACACATGCCACGGTTACAATGCGTGAAAAGGTTCCGTTGTTTGTGGCTAGGCAGAGGTTTAAACACGCGGTGGGGTTCTCCTACAATGAGGTAAGTCGCCGGTACGTAGACGAAGATCCAGAGTTCTACAAGCCGGAGGAGTGGCGCGGTAAGGCATCTGATAAGAAACAAGGGTCATCAAGTGAGGTTATTGATATCAATCCACTAACCGTGTACGGTCGCAAGTCTATGATTGATGACTATGACACAGTTCTTAACAGATGCACCTGGGTCTACAAGAGGCTACTCCAGAAGGGTGTCTGCCCAGAACAAGCTCGTATGGTACTGCCGCAGTCCATGTACACTGAGTACTACGTAACAGGTTCTCTGTACGCCTGGGCACGAGCATATAATTTAAGGTCTAAGGAGGATGCACAACAGGAAATACAGGAGATTGCTAAAGAATGGGATAGTATTATGATGAAGCTGTTCCCAGAAAGCTGGCTCGCATTAACTGAATAACGTAAGGAGGCTATGATGGCAG